AGAATTCGTTTTCAAAACGACGTGTGTGGACGAGGGAATCGGACCATTTAGCAGAGTGAATGTCAGTAAAGGCATCCTCGTGATACTTCTGGAGATAAGAAAAGAGGGCTTTAGGAAGTTCCTCTTGGGCAAAGGACTTGCCAATTCCTGATTCCCCAGCGAACCAGGCGGATGTGGGGCGTTGACGGGGAACTTCAGTACAAACTTCGGACTTAAGCTTGAGGAAAGTTGATTGGAGACGAAAAATTATATTGCTGGCGGCAATGTGCATGGGTTGGTCAATTTTAAAAAGAAGATGGGCGTGTTGTACAAGGCTTTCGTACGTTTTAATAAATTCTTTCTTTTGAGCGAGAGAAGTTAAATTATTGGTGTCTAAGGCAGACATCATATTACGTACTTGAGTTTGGTAAGATTGTACATCTTGTGAATTTTTGAAAAACGGTGTATCAGTGATTTTGGTGGAAGCCCAATCAAGGAGGGCGCGAATGTATGTGTTGACAGTATTGGCGAGATTGTCAACACGTTGAATGAGTGAAACGACGGTGTAGGCATCACGAACATTAGTCATGAATGGAGTTTCTTTGAATGTGTTCTTGGTGTCGGAAGTGTGATTATCTGTGGCTTTTAGGAAATTATTAGCAGTGGTACTGCAAATTATTTCCCAAACTCCTTTAAGATCGATATGGGCTTCGGCAGTAATGTCCGCAACGGTTGGAGGAAACCATTGGGGGAGGACGAGTTTGACGAAACCTACACCGCAAAGGGCGAGGAGAATGAGTGCGCAGATAAAAATGATAATGTGTTTGTTAGCAGATACGGTATCCATGAGTGCGGCAAGAGAAGCGGAAAGGTGTGATTTAACAGTAGAAATGGTTTCAGAAATAATAGTCTTAAATTCGGAAAAAGCGCCGGAGATGGCGCCTTTCCCGAACTCTTCACCAAGACTATTTGCTGAACTTTGGACGACATTTACTGCGGTGGATGCAGCGTCGTGAGCTTGCTGTTGAATATACGTGAGTTTTTCACGGGCAGCTTGAGATGCGGGAACAGTGGGAGTGAATGATGGCAAGAGGCTGTCGGTACGAATTGGTAGGGGTGGGGAGGGAGGGGGTGTTGGTACTGAAATAGGAGCTATGCGGTCAAGAAGTGGGTGAGTGTGAATGGGCATTGTAAGTGTAATGGGTGGAAGTTCAACAGTTTCTTGTGGTGGAGGAACTGGTCTAAACAATTTTTCGAAAAAATTTGTCATTGTGGAAACAAGGTTGGGGTCGGGGGGAGAAGGAGTGTTGCCTTGCATATGACATGTGTAGAGACGAGTTGAAGACAACCATAGTGCGAGGGGGTTGGAATAGAAATAAGGGTAATATTTAAGCGTTTTGGAACGAATTTTATTACCAGGAGCGGGAGAAGATTGTGACTGTGGGAGTTGAAATAGGGGACCTATTTCGGGTGGACGGGAATCGCAAAGTCGACAAATCTTGTGGTAATTCATAAGACCATGACCAATTACATATTGGTGTAAAGCATCTTTGAGGAGGGGATCGGGGATATGCTTTAAGGCGTGTGGTAGGTAACCTTGGTTGGTCAAGTGTGTGTTTAAGGAATCGAGATCTTTAAAAAGATCTCCGGTGTATCCTTGTTTGTCGGACGGGTCGAGTGAATTAAAGAAAAGTGTGTATTTGTGGGCGAACGTTCTTTTCTTACCTTTTATGCGTGGCGTTCGTTTATTTCTAGCGGTGGATTTGTAATCGAAATCAGGGGGCTGATCGAAATCGGCGTGGGCTTCTGATGAAAGAGACCAGGAGGCGCCGGATCCACGGCCATCGGGTGATGAACCGACTTGGAGCTTGTAGGAAGTGGTTGAGGAAGCGAATTGATGGTCTTGAAGAAAATGAAGCATGGTAGAACAGATAAATCTGTTCGCTTCTTTGCCATTAGGATGAGAAACGATAAGGACGGCTGTGTAGCCGTATCGATTCTCAACTGCAAGACCACATATGAAGGAAGGTTCGCTTCCTACGGTGTATTTCTTAAAATCTGTGAGTTTTCCAGAGAAGGAAATTCGACAGAGGTTAATGAGAG